CTGATATGGCATTAGAGAATCCCTGTGTTCGCCGTGTTTGGAGGATTAACTGGCTTTGACACTGTGTCAATCTGACCAGTAGAATTCTGTGTCGTGAGCACTGGCATGGGCATTGTGGAACTGAAACTCTTGAAATCCGCCGTCAGCAGACTCAGGAACTTGTAAACGAATGTGTAACCTACACTGCCATTTGGTACAGGTAGAGCCTGTACCAAAGCCGAGGCGACAGAGTTTACAACATAGAACAAAAGAACTAGTTGCATTGTTACTGGAATGTTCATCTTGCCTCCTGCACTCTTGCTCTGTCATAAGTTGCTTTTGCAGCAGCATAGCCTTCTTGGAAGGCTTTTAACGCTGTGATTGCAACAGAGTGTGAAGTAATGTCTCTGGCATGTTCTTCAAGTTGCTTGTCATGTTCTGTCAAGTGAACAGCATGATTATTCTGATTAGAATACAAAACACCAGCAAAAAAGATACAAGTGATAATACTTACGATTGTTGGTCCCCACGCTGCCCAGTCCATGTTTATTCTCCCCCTTACGCCACTGCTGCTGCCATACGTCTTACAAACTGTGCCCGTTGTTTAATCATGAATTCATCAACATGTTCCTGAGAAACTTTATCGAACTTCCAGATCTGTGGACCGTAGGATAGAACATCAAGTAAATCAATTAGACCCTTACGTTGACCATATTGTTCCGCTTCTTCTTTGAACTCTGCACAATTATTCGTATCCAACCAAAGTTCATGACGCTCTACGATTGGAATGAAATTCTCAATTCGTTCGGCTTTAGCGTTAGCATTTTGTGGAGTCTTAAGTGGAAGAAACTGAATACCAATAAGTTCTGGATGTGAGTGCTTGTGCTCTTCGACAAAGTAATTCAGATGATAGAGCAAGTACTTCTGCGCTGCCACAGCTTCAACATAGACAACGCGGAGCTTCCACTTCACAGCAAGAAAGAAAATCTGTTTGACAAAATCATCAATAGGACAAGCCTTTGCCCACTGATCGAGCAGATATACTCTACGCGGGTCACGCTCTACACCAGTCACCGCGATAGCATGACGGCACCGACCGTCTTTGCCAGCTGCTTGACCTAAGTGCGAGCCACCATGATTCGGATCAACTGTCATGTACCGATCAAGATTCCGTGGGAAGACATCTTTTTCTACATCGCCGGCTGTTACGTGATGACGGATGACAATGCGATACTGCTGAGGATGCGAGGTCTCAAAATACCTGCTGAGTGTCGGAGACTCTTTCGGAATCGCCAGCGCGCCAGTAACTTTCTCAAAATTAAAGTACCGAAAATCCGCCATGTTAAACTTAGCTTTAGACGGATCAATAGGATAGTTAAGAAACTGACAAGAAAAATGGTACGAACCTAGACGCTTCTTCCACCTGAGTAGCTTCTCTTTCGTGAATGCCTCTGGAAATATAGGGTTCCCAAAGGGATGGAGACTACAACACCCACCCAAAGCAGAGTGAGTAGTCCAGCTAAAATAAGGTTCTTCTTGTCGAATGTGTGAGTTAAGATCATCGTGGGACCACCTGTTTCCAACAACTATCTCGTCGAAATCTCTTCCTGGGTTATCTGGGTCTGAGTCAGTCGCACCCACAAGAATCTGGTGATAATCAATTGTATCAGCCATGACGACTGTAGATTTACGCGCCTCGCGGCCAACCAAATCATCCTGTACAACGACGTTGTAATGCCGTGATTGAAGCGCGGCTCCCACACCGATAAGATCAAATGTACCTTCTCCTTGACCGCGACCAGTGGAAGTTCTTCTTTGATGTAAGGATTCATTTGTCCACGTCTCCTTTGATGTAGGCATTATTTCAGGAAAAAGATGATTGAAGAATGAATTATTTTCGTAGTGATTCGAGATTCTGCTGCCCAACTTGATCGCATTGGTAATGGTCTCACTGACCAGCAGGATACGTATGTCTTGGCTGTGGGTTCTGTGCATCCACTCGATATAGAGATCAGAATAGCCAACATTCGTAAAGAAATCTTCTTCCCGTTTGCCAAAAGGTAAAGCACGCCAAATAGGAAAACACTCACTATAGACTGTAGAGTTATGAGTTGGAATAAAACTTTCCGTGACGAGAAAGAGTCCATCTTGGGCCTCTACTGAGATGCACTTGGTTGGAACTGGTTCAACTTTAGTGATTGAAGTTATACTGCGGCTGGGCGTGCGATGATAGTCGCGGCAGCGTGATGCTTTGCGTTCAAGAAAGAAAGGCACGCGATTGTTAGGATAGAATGTTATTGTATAAACGTAACCACATTCTTTGTTCGCAACAGCCTTTCCAAGATAACTCATAGTACGCATTATCGGACTTGCTTTAATTCCAAGTGAGCAAAGAAGCTCTCGCACTTGAGTTACAAGTTCAATGTTCTTTCCGACATAAGAACACTGACCTTCTTTGTTTACTGTGCCATCTGTATCCATCAAACCAGAAAGCAAATGCCAGCGTTGCTCTTCCGAGCTTTGCATGTACACCGAAGGAATGTGTTTGTTACCTAAAAGTCTCAAGGAACGCAGTGTAGCTTCAACATTACCTAAAAGCCTGTACTGGTACTTCGAGTACGAATGTGAAACTTTGTATCCAAATTCTTTGAAAGTGTCAAGAATCTCTTGATCTTTCGTAGTGTAGCCAGCGCCGTCAGAATTTCCGTCTCCAAGCCAGCATCCTAGTACATAGGGGGCAAGTGGAAGTTCTTTAACTGTATACTGCGCAGGAGCAGCTACTTTGATTTTGTAATTTGCTTCGTTATACTGCTGTCCTGTTGAGGGTTCGATCCTGGTTTTGTAGATGTAATCTTTTGCCAATTCGTCAGTACGTTTTACATCACTTCCAGAATAGTGAGTGAGATTTGCCTCTTTTCTACGTTCATTAACTGTCCACAAATGACCAGCGCCACAGACTACCTCTTCACCAGTTGAGAATGTGACTTGATAACACTCATTATTCTCAAATACCTCAGTCTCAGATATGACTTTAGTAGGAAGCCCATTCACTCCAAAAACATAGTCACCGACATGAATCTCACCTATAGTACGCCATCCTTGAAGCGTTGGCACATAGGTGGTAAGAGCCAGATCTTTGAAATGGTCACGTGGAATTTCGATGCCTTCTTTGAGGCCGTCTTTCATTACTGTAAGACACATCTGATAATGTAAGTTCGAGGCCTTATCAGGATTCTTGGAAAATCTGTTTTTGCCCATTACGACGGTGCTGAAATAGTACAAGTCCATCAAAGAGTTTGCGCGATAAACCTGCTTCTTCTCCGCCGGCGTTTTGCATAAGTCTGTGGGAATGAGATTATAACCTAGAACAGTAGAACGAGGTACGAAAGTATCCCCAGTCTCTCCTACTTCGAGGACACGGAGTACATCTCGTACCTTCTGTTCTATTTCACGCTGGCTCATTTTCCTGCAACACCTTTATACTCTTTTGCTACAACTGAATAAACTGGAGATGAGTTTAACTTCCGACGGCGCTTCACGCCGCAGTCGGCGCCACAGTGGTTGCAATGATCTCTGCAATCTCCTCAGCCAGACCATTGATGATCGTGGAGGCAGGAATGAACAAAGGCTTTTTCAAGCATTGAACCTGAAGTGTCTTTGTCGCAGGGTTGTAGTTATAGGTGAAAACGAACGAACCATGAACAACTGTCACAGTCTCATTCGCTGTCGCAGCAACTTCCTGGCCAGTGTTGGCTTTGATCTTAGCAACCAAAGCATCAAACATTGGCTCGGTGACGTTGGTGAATGTTTGCATTTGCAGAGACATGTGTTTCTCCTAGAGAAGAGTGCTCGTAGCAACCTGTTTCTGAACTGTAGTTGCCGTCGCAGTTGTCGTCGTCGCCGTAGTGCTTGACGGAATGAGATTAAGCACTGCGACGATGCTGTTGATGATCGCCGTCTGCTGAGTCGTTTCGATCTGAGTTCCTGTCGCAGTCTCATACGCGGTAAAAGCCGCTTGTGCATCCGCAATAGCAAGTGCGAGCTTCTGCGAGCCGGTACCACTCTGCACATTCGCCGCCGCTGCAAGAGCTTCGGCTTTCGTAACCGCTGCGGTGATACCTGTGAGCAATGGCGAAAGAGCGGGATCAATAATCGCTACCACACCAAGGCTACTAGTAATGACACTATCGACAGTAGAATTCGTGAAGAACTTCTTCAAATCCGCCGGTACTGCCTCAAGCCATGTGATGAATCTGTTTGCCATTTGTTACTCCTTAGTCAATGTTGGTTGTCATACATTCTGCCCAGTACATCCACTCAAAGCACCGAGGACCGAAAACTGGACTGAACACGTCTCTCATGCTAATTCACCGTCCCATCTGTAGGCAGTGATTCTAGTAACGCCGCATCGAGCTCAAGTTGCGCCAATGCTGCTTCTTGATCGACGGCGCTGAGAGTGTGCGAGTTTGAGAACTCCTTATTCGCCAGTACTGCGGCAAAAGTATGTTCTCCATGTGTCGGCGGCGCTGCGCTACGAATAGCATTGATGATGCTACGCGATGCTTCGTCTGCCTTCTCGAAATCAAACATATCAACAGGCTTAATCTCGGTCTTAGATATTTTGGCGAACTGACCCTCGCGATCAAGGATGTCTTGAGCCAAGGCAACTTTGTGCTTGCGCTCTGCTAGAGTGGTTCCTTGCGACTGAATTTCGTTCGCCAAAACTTGTAACGCCGCGGGAAGCATCTGAGTGAGCATCTCGCGGCGCTGAGACTTAATCATGTCCAAGTTAGAATCCATATCTACAATAATGCCGTGGGTGATTTTAATACGAGCATTGAGGTAGTCTGGAGATTTCTTGATGTAACGTAAGCGAGGCACTGAGATACAGAGCATCGAAGCTATGGCACCTTCGCCAAAGCCCGCAGCCTCCAAGCGTACAATCTTTTCCAGACGCTGTAGCTTTTTAAAAGCGTTTTTCAGCGCTGGCTTGGAGCCAAGTCGCCCGCTCTTTGGATTGAGTGAGCCGCCATAGTGAAGGTGTCCGAAATTTGCTGAGTTTGCCATTAAAGATCTTCCCTTTGTGGTCCTGTACGCGGTGATGTGAGATTGTATCGTTCAAAATGAGCATATAAAGCACGTCTCAAAGGACTAGGATCACCCTGCCACTGGCCAGCGCGCATCCTCTCAGATCGCCGA